TGTAAACCGGAAACCCTAGAGATTGGTTAGTACCGTTTACAATGGTTGTATTCTTCAGGATATCGGTCAAGGATATAGACCTTGATAAGATCACTTCCGGTATCCTGAAACAATGCAACTAAGGGCCGTTAGCTTATTGGTTAGAAGCAAACGACTCATAATCGTTTGAAGAGGGTTCGATTCCCTCACGGCCTACCATAAAGGAGATCAAAATGTTCTATCTTGATCTATCTTTCCTTAAGTCAACCGAATGGGGATACTTTCTCATTCGTAATTGTGTTTATGGTCTTGTTGAAGACTTAGAGGTTAGAACATGAAAAAAGTATTTATATGGTCTGAACGCTTCCCCAAGTATGAGGACCGCATCCGCTGGATGTTTGCATCGTGGAATCTCAAGCTGGCGGATGATGCCGCTGAACAAATGTCTCTTGTTCCAAGGGATTGACAATGTATTACAGCCTTGTAATCATCGCAGTAAGCACCATGGTGTGGATATTGTTCTACGCCAGAAAGATTAACGAACTTCTTGAGGATCAACATGGTTGATTACACCTGCGATATCTGGTGGGATAATTTTAGTATGGGAATTCTGCAACAATTGAATGATCTTCATAAACAAAAATGGTATTCCTTTATGAAAGGCAATATTTACTCTTGGTTCTGACTGTACCCCATAAGGGATCTAACCGTCCCTTATTGAGTGCACTGTCGCACTTTAAGGAGAATCAAATGCAAACTATTCGTATCTATGCAAAGCAAGGTGGTCTGGTGGCAAAGTTTACTGGCATCGCCGGTAAGGTGGAAACCGATCAGATGCGCCAGCAATTCCCCGAATCCCACTTTAACTGGCTGCGGTGATTCCAGGTTTTACAGGGTTGTAATGGCCCTGTAATGCGTGTAATCTTGCACGGCAACATCGTAGGATACAATCATGTCTGATAAGACTGCTGATACACTGGAAAATGGTCAGATTGCTCAAGGTGAAGCACTGGCCGTTAAATTCAATGAGCATTGCCGCGACGAAGGCAGCAAGCTCATGCGTTATATGCAAGACCTGTTCGTCTTGTCTTTGCAAGGTCGGAAGGCTTTCCGTGTTAACATTGAACATATCCTGAAGCAATGGCGTGCTGAAGTGAAGAAGCATGAAGGTCAGGAGGACCACGAATTGTTTCAGCGAATGGCCCGTAGTGCCGGTGTGCGTATGTCTGAAGCTGTGACTGTATCCAAGGCATTCGACGCCGGATTCAATCCCTTGTTCGAGTTGTCTTCGGCCAATACAATCGTTGTAAAAGTCAACGATCAGTTCGCCGGTTATCATGCCTTGATCGGTTATGCCCGCAGCTTTCTGGATTCTCAGGCTGCTAATGGTCCGACTGCAAAGCGTGGTCGTAAGGCTAAGGATGCGGTAACAAAAGCTTGCGAGTATCTTGCCAAGCTGGAATTGGATGAAGTGGGTAAGGATGCCATTATTGCATTCTTGTCCGGTCAAAGCGAAGCCTAATTACAAGGCTGTAATTTCTCTCAACTGTCAACAACTGGAGTTAACATGCAAGTACTGCAAAACGTGGTAGAAGTTAAAGAAGAGGGCTTTCTTGCCTTGATCGGTAAGAATGTGGAAGTTTTCTGTGGTATCTATATCTATGCCGGTAAGTTGGTGGGTGTGAACACTACCTGCATCAAGTTGGAAAACCCGCATATTGTCTATGAAACCGGCGGGTTTCTGGACAAGAAGTATAAAGATGCCCAGCCGATGGGGCGTCAGTTTCATTATATTGCAGTGGGTTTTGTTGAATCTTTTGGTGAAAGTCACAAATTGTGATCGGAAGAAAACAAATAATCAGGTCTTGGTCTGGGTCTGGGTCTAGGTCTAGGTCTGGGTCTAGGTCTGGGTCTGGGTCTGGGTCTTGGTCTGGGTCTGGGTCTAGGTCTTGGTCTGGGTCTTGGTATGGGTCTTGGTATGGGTCTAGGTCTGGGTCTGGGTCTAGGTCTTGGTCTGGGTCTGGGTCTAGGTCTAGGTCTGGGTCTGGGTCTGGGTTTTGGTAACTTTACAACTTGTAATCGGAGAACATCATGATTCGTGCAACATCTATGACACATGCATTTGCAACTGCTAGCTCTCGCAATCCCAATTGGATTGCACGCCAAGTAGAGGATCGTATCGTCCACACAAAAATTGGTCTTGTTAAGGAACAAGATCACGTTAATATGAAGGCAGGTACAGCATTGCGCGTGGTCGGGTCTATCATCGGTGGTCTGGCCGCCAAGGGCAAGACTGAACAACAACACCCACGTGTCTTGACTGAAGTTCAAGGCTAATCCTTTTACGGGTGGCCTAGTGGTATAGAATTGCATGGCGATAAAAGTTGCGGAATATTATATTCTTATACACTGATTACTCAGCTATGATCCATTCTTAGGGGTTGGCGGAATACCCCACACCCAACTTATTTACAAAGTGTAAAACATGAATGCAAAGAAGATTGCCCGTCGTACTCGGGCATTGGAGCGTTTCAACATTTTGAATTTCCATGATGCCAAAGAGGCAAAGGAACAGTTCGATGTTGAGTACACGATGGATCATTACAACTTGTATTTGAAGCGCAAGCGTGAAGAATACAAGGCTCTGGGTGGTAAGTGATGTTTGTCATCCATACGAGTCAGGGTAAGTATAGTGTAGAACTACAACTAGAACATAGTGGTAAGCGACACTGGACCTATTCGGTACGAATTAATTGGGGAGATACTACCTTCCCCAAGGTTGCGGCATTCAATGTAGTTAATTGGGCACAAGGTCAATGTGGTTTAGTTAACATCTTTAACCACATCAATACGGCTCAGTTGGAGGATGACGATTTCTATCGTCAGCTCATTCCTCGGCTGCTGGCAGACATGACAAACTGTGCAGATGCGGCGGGATGTGTTACGTTCTGTACTTATGCCGGTACTGGTAATAAAAAATCTAACCGTGGCCTATCTGATTGGTTGATTCGGCAGGAAAACTGTAAGCCGGTGCATCATTACCGGAACCAGGCGCATGAACCATTTACCCATATGGCTATGTACGTTTGGCATATCAACCCAAAGGGAGTACCAGATGAATGGGGAACTACCATAACTCCAATTGCCCTGTGAAGCCACTTAAAACGGTCTTGGTTGCATTTGTTTACCTCGTCTTAGGGGTAGCATGTACCAAGACCTATTTCTCTTTCCAACAGCCCGTTATTACAACGGTGTATTTACCAGCAACTGACGAACAACTGCTCGGTTACTGGTTTGGTTCAACTGACAAAACGCAGTTGCGTAATCGCATTTGTAGGAGATTCTAAATGGAAGTCTTGTTTGTATATTTGTGGCTCAAGCTGGATGCATTGTTCTGGCTTGTGTTTATGATCTTCCCTTTCTCTTTGTGTTGCTGGGTTATGTACGGTATAGTACTATCTGAGTGTAAGAGAGAGGATGACATAAAAGAATTCAGAGCAGGTTACTGGCCAAAAACGAAGAAAGTCCTCTTTGCGGGTATCTCCTGCCTTATCATTTCTGTCCTGCTACCAGGTACGCAGCAAACTGCTATTCTTGTTGGCACACACTATGCCGTTGATCTCGCAAAGTCACCGGAAGGTGTAAAAGTATTCAGTCTCATTCGTAAGAAAGCGAATGATTATCTGGATGAACAACTGAAACCTGAAACAAAGCCTCAAAAATAAAGGACTATCATTGTGTCGAATCGCCCATATTTTGTTCATATCCGCCCGGACAACGTTCATACCAACCCCAAGGGTGGTGTTACTGTTGCCATTCAAGGTGACGAAGACCACGGCTTTCAATTTGCTGCTGCAAAGTGTCACAAAAATGACAACTTCGTTAAGCGTGTTGGTCGTGACAAGGCCGCTGGCCGTCTGAATTCTGGTGACTATCGCATCACAATGCCGGACGATATTAGTACGCTGCGTCAGGCAGAAGAGTACGTCCGTCGTCTGTTCGACTTCTAATTACAAGGATTGTAAATGATCCGAACACCTGCACATAAACAGACTGATCCAGCTAAGGCTGCCGGTCAGATCAAGACCTTGGGTGAATACATTGATCAGAAGACTGCTCATGATCCTAAGAAGCTCTCGTTTGATGAATGGTATGCTGCACGTTTCAAGTATGCCAAGGGATCTGAGATCCACCTCTACCTGGTATGCAAAGATACCTGGGATGCTAGTAGGGCTAACCTGTAAGTAACATCTGCTCGTAGCTCAATGGATCAGTCATACTTTGAAATAGAGTGTACTATACTGTGACAGTTAGCACATAGTAGTACACATTTATCTAGTTCGAATATGATCTTATCCCATGACCTTAGTCTAAGTTTTACCCATGATACATCCTTTTGTTTTGGATCTACATGATGAAACTGAAATGCGGCGGGATGATTACAGTATCCACAGTGGGCACACTTACCTCCTTTATAAGATATAGCTTTCTCTTTTATTTTTCTCCATCGAAAAATTTGGTGCTTGTAAAGGTCTTGCTTATTTGAGTAGGGCATAATCCTCCGGTCTGTCGTATAATGGAAAATACATGGGTCTTCTAAGCCTAGAATCTGGGTTCAATTCCTAGCGGACCGACCATTATTTTAGCATACAAAATAGAAAATGTCAAATTTATTTTCCTGTCCCTCCGGGCAGACCAATTACAAGGATGTAAAATGAAATACTTTTACGAAGTGTTCTGCACAGTATGTGGATCACTATTCCATAACCGTAGCAATTGTCCTATTGAAAAGGCAAAGAAACGAAATGACAACTGAACTATGATCGAGGTGGAAGAATGAAGGTCTATCATTAATGATTACACACAAAATTCGTAAGTCAGCAGAAACAACGAGTTCTGCTGAAGATGACGAGTATGACGAATGGGATAACTTTCGTGATCCATGGATGAAAGATCAATGGACTAGAGAGTTTAACCGAAGTCGTATTCCTGTTACAAAGAAGTTTGACAAACTGGGATATGCTCAGTATATTGGTCGTTTACCAATGAAACGTGGTGATCTGCTAATGTCAAACTACCATGAACAACGTGAACCAAAAGAACTTCCACCGCACAACTTCTTCGTTGTGAAGGACATTCAAGAAATTCATAGCCATGTGGAATACCACAGCATGGACTATGCCCCTAGGTGTCTTTATATGTCTGGGTTGTCTGCGGCTGGTGAACCATTTACCCCATTTTGGGGGTGTCCATCGTCGTATATTGTGGTTCCTTTGGAAGAAGTAAATGCTGAAGTGAGGCTTGCATATGATCGTGCACAAAATAAAGTCTCCCAATAAGATTTTACAACTTGTAAAGGAAGCAATTCCTGGTGTAAAAAAAAGGTTTCGTGCAGGAAGCGACGAGCACAAGCAAGTAATCCTCCAAGGAGCTATAAAGGGCTGTCCATTCCAGGTAGGGGACACCGTGATGGCATGGGGTGATGAGATTGGTGAGGTGTATGACATTCTTGACCAACAAGGGGCTTGTGATTGGGACGGTTACAAACCTAAATTCATTGGTGTATGGCACGAAAAGTGGCAATGCACCATCTTTTATCACACAACTGAACTTGAATGGGCTAGATAATGTTTGTCGTTTACAGACACTATGATGGACACCGTGCTCGCCATCTATCCATAGATGGTGAAGAGTTTGCTGGATTTATCTCCACATGGGAGCTAAACAATCAGAGTGGTAGGCCGTGGAATGAAGCAGACTACTCAAAGATTGAAACTCTATACTATATAGAAGTGGACAAGGAAGAGTTGGCAAATCGTATTGCTGAATACTGTGCTTCCAAGACACCCGATACTGACTGGTATGTGGCCAAACTGACTTCTAAAGTCACTAGCAAAGCTGCACCTACAACTACAATTCAATACACAGAGAAAGGGGCTCTGCCCAAATGAAACTAGCATCTGCTTTGTATGATGGACATTATCCATTTGACCAATGGAAAATGTTCACCGATTTTACAACGGTTGTAAACCCAGATGAACTAACTGGTGTAGACGCTTTGGTGGTGTGGGGTGGAGAAGATATTAGTCCATCGCTATATAACCAGTCTGTTTGTCGTGAGACAGGCGCAGGTCCTATCCCATCACGACGGGATACTTTGGAATGGAATCTCATGAAGAGTGCCGTAGAACGCGGGATTCCCATCATTGGGGTATGCCGCGGTGCCCAGATGCTATGTGCTCTAGCTGGTGGTACTCTGTACCAGCATGTGAACAACCATGCTGGCTCTAGTCATGATGCTGAGTGTGATGATGGGTCTATCATCAAAGTTAGCAGTCTACATCACCAGATGATGAACCCTACCAACACTGAGCACGAGCTTGTCGCTTGGTCTACTGAAGTACGAAGTAATGTTCATTTGGATGACACTGGTGATGTTCCTACGCTAATTGAACCAGAGTATATCTACTTCCCTAAAGTGAAGGGGCATGCTATCCAGTGGCATCCTGAATTCCAGGGCCTGGATGCTGGTGCCAATGTCTGGCTACGTGATCGTTGGATCAACAAGGGGCTATAATGTCATTTGATGCAGTCGTTTCGGAACTATCCAGATTGATAGATTCATATTGGTTGGGAACATATTCTCCCTTAGGAACTACCAAAAAGATTGGCAATTGCTGTGGGTCAAGAGTTCTTACGGATAAAGAGACAAATAAAACTAGTCTGGAATATACTGTTCCATACGGATTGCAGTTCTATACTGATAGGCTGGGCCCACCTGATCCTAAGTCTCAGTTCTTGAATTGGACAGCTACCTTAGAGCATCCTGCTGTAAAAAACCTGCGCCGGCATGCATGGCACTATCAAGTTGTTAATCTCCCAGAAATTAACTGTAGTTACACCATTGTAATTGCAGATACCTTTAACAAAGAAGATGAAGACGATGAGGATAACGAGGATTATGAAGAAGATTGAACTTAAGTCGATGTATATTGAAGGATTTAAATCTTTGCTTTATGCTGCGGACAATCCCAGTTTTCTGTCAGGAATTGGGTGGGACCATAAACGGATATACTACAAGTACAAGTCATATGAAAATGCCACCATTGCTTTGCAGAAAGCTATTAAGGCTAAAAATCTGGTAGGTGATGAGCCAGTATACTGGTTGTTTACTACTGTTGAATCTGAAAATTCTGGATGCACTACAAAAGATCTTGAAAAACTTCTTAGACGACTCCCATTCCTAACGTTTGAAAAGTACCATGAATCAGAACAATTTGTTAACTCAAATTACTTTACCGGAAACTATCTGAAACTTCACATTTACAAGGTGACACAGAAATGAAAAAAGACTTTAAGATCGGTTGTGACCCCGAAATCTTCGTGTATCAACCTAATGTCGGCTTTAGGTCTATCATCGGCACGATTGGCGGCTCTAAGGACTGTCCACGTCCAATGCCTATTGGTGATGGGTTTGCAGTTCAAGAGGATAATGTTGCTATGGAATTCAATATTCCAGCAGCGGCGTCAAAGACAGAGTTTATTACCAGTATTAACAAGGCTCGTAATTTTCTGTCCACACTGATGAATGACCAATACGGATGGCTTCTTAGCAAGGAATCTGCTGCTGTATTTCCTGACTCTGAGTTGGAAAATCCGATGGCTCAGGTCTTTGGTTGTGATCCAGACTTCAATGCATGGACCAAGCGCAAGAACCCATTCCCGAAGGCACCTAATAAGAGCCTACGGTCTGCCGGTGGGCACGTTCATGTGGGAACGGATCTCACTGACGAAGAACGTTATCGCCTTATCCAAGCGATGGACTTCTATCTTGGTGTCCCATCTATCCTGATGGATAAGGGTGAAGAACGTAAGCAACTCTATGGCAAGGCTGGTGCTATGCGCATCAAGCCATATGGTGTTGAGTATCGTACACTCAGCAATTTTTGGATCTTTGAGGATCGTTATATTAGTTGGGTTTATGACCAGACGGAACGGGCACTGGATGCAGTGCGAGCAGGGACTCAGTTTACCCCGCTGCGTAAAGAGATTACAACTTGTATTAACGGAAACAACAAGGAGCTGGCTCAACAGCTTGTAGATGAATACGAACTGAAGCTTGTAATGCAATGAAAGCAACATTCAATTCACATGATGCCCGGGATTTTATCCAACGATATGTTGGTACATACGGGTACTTTGAACGTGACGGCAAGTCAGACTTGCCTGTATTGATCGAGAATGTGGAGGGTAACACCCTGTACTTCTCGGACTTCGATGGTAATAAATACCACACATATGCTGATCAGAATGTTTCATTCAAGTTTCAGCAGGTGCGCAGGTGTTACTATGTTGGTAAGTCTGGGAACATCTATTTCATGGAGCGAGTACCAGCCCGCCAGTATCAACGTGGTGTAAGCCGTGGTAATACACGAATCTTCCGCTATAGTAACGGTAACTGGAATCCAATTCGGGTAGACAATAACGCAATGGCAGATATCATGTTTGGTGGTACTGTATGCCGTAGTGGTATTAAGTTGTCAGAGACCTTCGCTTTGCTGGATAATGTGTTGTGGCTGTACACGTCTGCCATTGGGGTATCTGATGGAAACACCATTCAGTTGATGACCGGCTGGACAAAGTTCCGTCAGGAAGTGTCGGATTGTGTTCGTGATAACAAACTTAATTACAAGGTTGTATAAATATGCCTCCCGAAAATGATCAAGTAGTTCCTCCTGCTCCACGTATTAGAGTAGAGCCAGACAGAAATAGACAGGACCTTTGGAACCAGGTTCTAAGGCCGGCAGATCCACCCCAGTGGAACTTTCAAGCTAATGATATACAGCAAGCTGGTCCGATGCGAGAACTTGATATTTTTGTTGATGAACCCCCGGCTCTTGCATCACTTAAGAAAAATGTTGCTACAAAAACGACATCAAATAAAATGGGTGATATCTATGGTGTGAAATTGCATCCAAAGGCTGCAAAAGCAGCAGCATCACATCCAGATGAGATCATCAAGGGTATTGAGCTTGAGATTGAAAATTTCCCTGTGTCATTAGAAGAAGCCGATGCAACTGGTTTCAATTTTGTTGTTGACGGATCACTTCGGAACAATGGTATTGAAGCAGTTAGCAATCCTAACAACACCAAGGGATTGCTGGTTACTACAGAAGCATTGTGGGAAAAGTATAACATTAAAGAGAATAATTTCTCTGATCGTACAAGTATCCACGTTCATGCTAATGTGTGGGACTTCTCTAGTGAAGCGTTTAAGTCTTTGACATTGTATTATCAGGTGTTTGAAGAGTTGCTGTTTGACTTCGTTAGTAATGACCGAGCAAACAACATCTTCTGTGTGCCCTGGTATGAGGCAGGAATCACGGCCTTGAACCATCGCAGGATGATCGAGAAGCCTCGAGACTGGCAGAAGTACACAGCACTTAACTTGCATCCTGTTGTGAGCCAGGGTACTGTGGAATTCCGTCATATGCATGGTCATGCAAACCTTGAAATGCTTACCGCATGGTTGGCAATTATTGATGACCTTATGCTCACGTCCAAGAAATCTGATTACAACGTTGTAGTCAATACGATTAATGACCTGAATACCAACTCTCAATACTATAACTTTCTGACTACAACTTTCCCTAACAGTTGGAAGTTCCTTATGTCGGATCGCTGGGAACATAAGCTTTCCCGTGGTGTGGTCGAAGCTAAATACTCAATGGTGTAAATATGTGTGGAATCGTCGGTGTAATTAACAAGTATCCTCAGCGTGGATTTAATATGAAAGACGCTGAGGTCTTTAAGACATTGTTGCTGCTAGATACCATGCGTGGTTGGGATTCTACTGGTGTATTTGGCATCGAGGCAGATGGGGATATCTCTATCGCTAAGGATGTACTCACTGGTGGTGAGTTCTCAAAGAAGTCTGAGTTCACTGAGATCAGTCGGTTGATGGTTCAGCGAGGCTTTGCCTTGATTGGACATAATCGTGCTGCCACTCGTGGTGTTGTCAGTGACAAGAATGCCCACCCGTTCTGGTACGAAGACAAAGTTGTCATGGTTCACAATGGTACATTTCAAGAAGATCACCGTAAGCATGCCAATGTAGACGTTGATAGCGAAGCCTTGTGCCACCTGCTTGGTACTCACGAGACCACCGAGGTGGACATCGTATTGAACAAGATTGCTGCTGCTTATGCTTGTGTGTGGTATGATACACGAGATAACTCGTTGAACTTGATTCGTAATGAGCAGCGACCACTACATTTTTATGATGCTGGGAATGCTTTCTACTTGTCGTCTGAAAAGAGTATTCTTGCTTACGCCATGGCTAGATGTGACGTGAAATATGACCATGCAAAGATTAATATGCTCGATGAGCATACACATTGCAAGTTTGTAAACAATCGTCACAACATCGAAATCACGAATACCATTATCAATATGGAACCTGTGGTGGAAACAAAGGTGACCGTCCATGAAACAAAAAAAGTGGATACAAACGTAACACCCATCTCTGGCCCTGGAAATCAAGCAGTGACTCTGCCCCTTTCTGATATTCCAAAGGTGCACATTGATCCTGTACGGCAAGCTATTCAAGCTGCCAATGAGACAACTAAAGTTATAGACTCCTTTCGTCTCCCTAATGCTAGTAATACAAATCGTAAGATACATTCTGACCTCATCGCTGAGGATCTGCGGGAAACTTATACGAAGTTGTCTCTGTCTTCTTTTGAACGTCTCCGGGATTTCTACCCTGACGGTTCCACAATTATGTTTACTCCTCGTTCTTGTATTCCACTAGCAGATGAACAAGTCATTCTGTATGGTTCTATTAAGGATGATCCTGACGTAATTGCATCCGTCCAAATGTCTGAGAAGACAATGGGAATTCTTGTAGAAACAGCAGGCAATGACAACTTTGTAAAGGCCAGAGTTGTTGCACACCAGTTTAGTAACAAGGTAGTGTCTACTGATCCCCGTGAGTTTGCCGGCCTTGCCATAATCCATTGTACTGACCCTGAAAATACATCGGAGAAATTCCATGCCAGTTGCTAAGAAAGTTGTAATTGTTACAGAAAATCTGAAATCTCAGTCTATCAAAAGACTCGCCACAAAGCTCAGTGAGAACTTGGGCTATAAGGTTTGGCGAGTTAAGCCCGGTCGTGAACGTAATCGTAAGGTAGTGTCATTTCCTCGTGGCATTGATAAACTCACCCAATTCAGGAAGTTCACTGAAAGTAACGTCAGTTGCCCGAAGTTCACAACCAATGCTGTTGAGTTGTCTACACTTGATGAGTTCAAGAATCCAACCTATGTTGCACGAAAGTTGCTGAATAGCAGTGAGGGTAAAGGTATTCAAATCTTTGGAAAGGATGACCCTACTCCAGTGGCACCTATGTACACTCAGTACGTGCCAAAGAAGCAGGAGTTTCGGGTACACGTTTATAACAACGTTGTAATTGATGTGTCTGAAAAGCGTAAGCGGAAAGGCTTCAATGAAGAAGATCGTGATACTCATGTTCGCAATCTTGCTAATGGGTATGTGTTCTGTCGTGATTCAATCCAAGAGCCAGCATCCCTACGTGATCTGGCAGTCAGTGCCGTTAGGGCGCTAGGCCGTAGTCAAGGGGCTGTGGATGTGATCTACAATGGCCGTCTTGATAAGTGTTTTGTATTGGAAGTAAATTCTAATCCAGGTATGGAAGGTACTACTCTGGATCGGTATGTGGAGGCTATCGTAAATGACAAGTGAACTTTATACTATTGGTGGTAAACTTAATGGACTAATGAATGTATGTAATTGTTGTGGTGCCTTTGGACATACAGAAAATAGTATTAAAACTACTAATGTAAACTATTATAAAGACTATATTAACATTATGGCTGGAGAGTTTGAAAACATAAGTAATAAAAAGTATAAAGTAACTACTGTTCAAACTAAGAATGGCCCTGTGACTGTGGGGTATCGACATGCCTGGTAAAATTAATTGTGTTAGGGTTAACCAATCTATTGTTTCTAAATGGAATGCATCCTATACAGAAGCAAGCTATAAAACAGATGTTAGTAATCTAAACAAGGATGACTCTTATATTGCTATCTTTTCCAATTACCAACAAAGGCAATTGGATGCGCTAAAGTCGTCAGATGAGGTGAATATCCTATGGATCAGTGATCGTGCAGTTAATCCTATCCATCGTGAGAATGGTCCAAGTAACACTGTTGTAATCTTTGAGGTAAAGTAATGCGTTGTGTATGCTGTAATAAAATGCTGAACGATGTGGAGTCCACTCGTAAGCATGCTGATACTGGTGATTACCTAGACATGTGCAACAAGTGCTTGTCATTTGTCCCAGAGATTCCTTACGTTGAACGTACCGATCTAATGGATGACCACGATGTAGAAGAGGAGGACGACTATGGCGAGGGTGATCCAGAGGACGACATGCCCTAAGTGTAGAGAGAATGGTGGAGATTCCCGAGGGGACAATCTAGCAATCTACGACGATGGCGGAGGCCATTGTTGGGCGTGCGGGTATCATATTCACCCAAAACATTACAACCCTGTAAAGTCTGAGAAGGACTATCATCATGGCTCAACCTTGTTACCTGCTGATTTCACAAGAGAAGTTCCAGGAGTTGCATGGAAGTGGCTCCTTCAATTCGGATTACCAATCAGTTATTGGAGGCCGTATGTCGGCTATAGTGAGAAAGATTCCCGCCTTGTTTTTACCGCCGGAGACCCGGTCTGCTTTTCTATCGGAAGAGACCTCACAGGAAAGTCAACCAGAAAGTGGTTTGTCTGGGGTGACTCACACAAGACAGCAATCTCTTACGGAGCCCAAGACACAGGGAGAAAAGTTGTTCTTGTTGAAGATATTATTTCCGCGCATAAAGTTGGACGAGTTGAAATCGCAGTTCCTCTCTTCGGAACAATGATTCATGCTTGTCACTATAACCTACTAAAACATATTGGCTTACCCGTTGTACTGTGGTTGGATCAAGACCAAGATTCCTACACCAGAAAGAAAGCAACACAGATCAGCATGGTCACTGGTCTGCCAGTGGAAATTGTCTCCACCAAAAAAGATCCTAAAGCAATCCCAGTTGAAACCATCAAGGAGATCCTAAATGTCTAAGTTTATTGAAGTAACTACTGTCAAAAATGCCCAAGTTCTTGTAAATACAGAACATATCACTATGGTAGAGATCCTTCCAGCTGCATACAATATGGATCAGAAGACCGTTCTTAGCACTACACACCGAGACCTACCTAGACTGATCATCACAAATGATTACAATGATGTAAAAAAGTTCTTGACAACATGAAAAAAGTATGCTACAATAGGTATACACTACTTCAAAACAACATGAATGAACAATCTTGAACTACTACTACTAAGACTACTACTATATAATAATAATTATATTAAATATAAACACTTAATAGATTATAGTTATATTAAAGAATATAGTATAGAATTATATTATATATATAAAGCATTAGGTGATTTATATGAAGTAACTAATGCAGCAACGCTGCAAGATTTAGAAGCATATTTCTTTTCAAAGTATCAGAATAATGCTGATAGATACAAGGTATTGTTCGACTCTCTAAAAGAGATCGAACTATCTGATGAGGTTGTAGAGTCAGTTCTCACTGACTTAAACAAGAAGAAGAATGCTCTCCTGCTGAGTGAAAAAGCATTTGCGTTCACGCAAGGCAGAGCTTCTATCGAAGATATTACCTCCGCATATGACTCGATTTACACTCCTGTAATTCAGGAAGACGATCCAGATGAATTCGTTAGTACTGATATCGAGGACTTAATTAATGGCACTGTAGTCCGACCTGGACTAAGATGGAGGTTATCCTGCTTAAACAAATCACTTGGCTCTTTACGCCAAGGCGACTTTGGAGCAGTATTCGCAAGGCCGGAAACCGGCAAGACAACATTCCTATCATCTGAGACAAGTTTCATGCTTGATCAACTATCCGCAGAACGTCCACTACTCTGGTGTAATAACGAAGAGCAGGGTGGTAAGGTTATGCTGCGTATAGCACAGGCATACTTCGGGCTCAGACTTGACCAGCTACGTGCCAACATGCGTGAGGTCAAGCTACAGTTCCAAGAACGTGTTGGGGATAAGATTAAATTCGTAGATAGTGCTGCAATCGACAAAGCGTATGTCGAAGACCTAATGGCTAAACATAATCCAGGTCTGCTTGTATTTGATCAGATGGATAAAGTCAAAGGCTTCAAGGCAGAGAGAGACGATTTGCTATACGGAACAATCTATCAATGGGGACGAGAACTCGCAAAGCAATACTGCCCAGTGATCAGTGTATGTCAAGCCGATGGCACTGCTGAAGGATCAAAGTGGTTATTCATGAACCACATGGCACTGGCTAAGACCTCAAAACAGGCTGAATGCGATTGGATTCTCGGTATCGGTAAGACTCATATGGATGGAGCAGAGAATATGCGCTACCTGAACTTGTCAAAGAACAAGCTCGCAGGAGATGCTGACTCTAATCCTGACCTGAGACATGGTAGGTTTGATGTTCTCATCCGACCTGAAATTGCAAGATACGAAGATATCGTAATATATGATTAATCTGGAATTTGAAGCCTACTCTGAAGGTAGAGCTTGCTATCATAGTGGGGTTACAGATAACCCATATGATGTAGAAACACAGTACTCACTATGGGAAGCATGGTTCGATGGCTTTGGTGACGAACAACGTCGTGACTCGGAGGCTAAGATTGGAGAATGCGGTACTTAATCTTTGACGGTGAAACGTCAATCAAAAATAAAGGTAATCCATTTACCCATGGAAATTTTCTTGTGTCTTTTGGCTGGGGTTTTCTTGACTCTGACCATCTTGGGTTTACTTATTATAGGGATGCTGACTTTCTATCCAGTTTCACTGCGGCTTTGGCTGAAGCAGAAGTCATCGTCGGAGTAAACATCAAGTTCGATATCCACTGGTTACGTAAATACAACATTGTAATTCCTGAGCACGTTAGAGTCTGGGACTGTTCTATTGCCGAGTTCATTATGTCTGGCCAGAAGTCCGTGCTTCCATCTATGGATAAGATGTGTGATCTATATGAGTTACCAAATAAACAAGGTGGGCTGGAAGAATACTGGAATGCCGGCATCTCTACGGAGGACATTCCATACGACATTGTTAAAGGATACCAACTAGGTGATATCGAACGGACTAAACAGATATTCAAAGCGCAGCAGGCTGATACTCGTCTGCATAAAACACCAAACCTTGAGAAACTAATCTATCTTGATGGTGACGATTTACTCGTACTACAAGATATGGAATACAACGGAATCAAATATGACATTTCAAACTCTATTTCAAAAGCTGAAGTTCTGGAAGAAGAAGCCAGAACCCACACTTCCTTCCTCCTGGGACTTAGCGCAGACTCATCAATCAACTTCGGTAGCCCAGATCAACTATCCGCTTTCCTCTTTGGTGGCGAATACGAAGTTACCACTACCGAGTTACAAACAATGGTCTACAAATCAGGACCAAGAAAAGGTGAAGAATACACCCGTAACGTCACCACAGAGCGCATACGAATCAAACACACAGGGTATTTCAACCCTCCTGTTGGGAGCGAGCTTGCTAAGTCAACAGCAGAGCGACCAGTCTACTCTACCGCAGACGGAGTATTGTCTCAATTACGATGCGTGTCAAAGTTCCAGCGACGTATCATCGAATCCCTGCAACGATTAACTGAAATCGAGAAGCTAACTGGAACCTATCTCAGAAAGCTTCCAAAGCTCATAGAGGACATGAAATGGGGCGAGTACCTACACGGCCAGTTCAACCAAACAATTGCTGCCACGGGCCGTTTAAGCAGCAGCAAACCAAACATGCAGAACAGTCCTCCAATATCAGACCAGATGTTAATTACAAGATGGTAAATGGAAGAAAATACTACATACAATCTTGTTGAAAGATTACGAAAAAGAGCTGAAATAAGAAGACAGATCCAAACAAGGAAGTCAGTTCAAGAAGGAAAACCAGATCGTATTGCTGATCTACTAGAAGAGGCAGCATTTCGTATCGAAACACTAGAGTCTTACATAAAAGGATTCTAATTAATGGCTAATATATTTGTGTTTGGTAGCAATCTATTAGGTATTCATGGCGCAGGTGCAGCAAAACACGCTCGCCATTTTTATGGTGCAGAAGTAGGTGTAGGTGTTGGGAGAACTGGAAACTCTTATGCAATTCCAACTAAAGCAACACCGTCAAAAACTTTACCACTTAATGAGATTAGAGGATATGTACAACAGTTTTTAGAGTATGCTAACTCTAGATATTGGGAAACCTTTAATGTTACTGCGATTGGGTGTGGCTTAGCTGGGTACACACCAACGGATATTGCTCCTATGTTTAGTTGGTGTCCAGAAAATGTTAATTTACCACAAGAATTTTTAAAAGTAATACATGCTAATAAATGTTGATGTAAAAAGTTTGGAAGTTTATGTAGCATGTGACCTTAGTGGAGATAAAACTCTATATGACGAGCTAATGATTCCTGGTAACGATATGCATACAAACAATCAGAATGCATTCGGACTACCAAGTAGAGTCATTGCGAAAGTATTCGTCTTTCGGTTACTATACGGAGCTTCAGCATACGGGTATACAGTAGACCCAGACTTTACTCCCATTTCTAGAAAAGAAAATTATTGGCAGGATGTTATCGATGCATTCTATGCCAAGTATCCATCAATTGCCTTATGGCATAAACGATTATTGAAAGAAGCACAAACAAATGGTTTTCTATCTATTCCTAGTGGCCGATATTATCCTATTGTTCCTACTGTATCAGCAGGAGGTAGGGTCAAGTGGCCAGAGACTATCATCAAGAATTATCCTGTTCAAGGATTCGGTGCGGACCTCGTTAAGCTCGCTCGTATCGAAACTGCAAGGCGTTTTCGCCAAGAAGTAAAACGTGGGGTGCTGGTAGGCACAATCCATGACTCTATTGTGGCAGATGTTCCTGACGATGAAGTAGAACTTTCTTGTAAAATTATGAAAGAAAGTATTGCAAAAGTCCCAGAACTATGCTATAATATTTACAAGTACAAATTTTCTCTACCTATGCTATGTGAGGTTCAGGTAGGCCTCAACAAGAATGACATGAAGGAGTTTCATTTCGATGCAAATTAAAGTATTGAACGTAGACGTAAACGACGCCGGCTCTGGCCGCAACAAGTATCAAATCGCAGAAGTTCTGTATGATGACGGTAGTGATAAGAAGACCTTTAAAATCTTCAGCTTCGTCAATCCTACAGTATTCAAAACAATGTCTGGAGCTAAGAACGGTGACGTGTTCACAATTACAACTGGTAAAAACGATAAGGGCTATACTACTTGGGAATCTGCTACGTCTGGTGCCAGTGCAGAGGCACCTGCTGCGTCAACCAAGTCTACAGGCAACACATTCGGTGGTCGTGACTTCGAGAGTAAAGAGGAGCGTGAGATTAAACAACGATACATTATTCGTCAATCTTCCTTATCTAACGCAATTGCCGTCCTCACTACTGGAGCTAAGAGTCCTCCCGATGAGAAAGCAATTCTGGATCTTTCGGACAAGTTTGTAAACTACGTCTTTGAGACAGCAGATATCTTCTCAGAAGACTTCCCACAAGACATCCCTCACTAATGATTGATCTAATCTGGACATGGTTCAAGAAGGCAGTTCCTGAACCTACGGATAAGAATCGTGCAGTGCAGTACGGTGTTCATCTTGAAGAAATAAATGAGATGCTAGCATCTATTGATGCAGCACAGAATGAAGATATTCTTTCTGTATCGGAGTATTTTAAGAAGTATTCAAATAATCTAACTCCAATAAATGAGGAAGATTTTCTAGACTCTCTGTGTGATCAGATTGTTACTGCTGTTGGAGTAGCCTACATGATGGGTTATGATATTCGTGGTGCTCTAGCTGAAGTCAACCGTAGTAACTGGTCTAAGTTTGAGAATGGTGAACCTATCTTTGATGAGAATGGTAAGATCAAAAAGGGTCCAAACTATTCTCCTCCTGATTTGAAAGCATATCTGTGATTAACGTTGCCTATAAGACCGCACAGCATAGTACATTTCATAAGCATAGACTTGGAGCAGTAATCGTCAGGGGGCACCGTGTATTAGCCGCTGGATCAAACTCCATTCGTTATTCTAAAGAAATTGGCAAGAGTACCCTGCATGCAGAAGAAGCCGCCATTATTAAAATGCTGAAGTCTCGTAGGCAACATCTACTAGTAGGATCTGACTTATATGTTACAAGAATTCTACCAAGTGGCCGTCTTGGCCTATCTAAGCCTTGTCCACGTTGCATGGAACTTATCACCGCTGTGGGAATCAATAGAGTCTTCTACACGAATGACGCTGGCTCTGTGGAGTGCTTCAAATGCTAAGACTGACGCTTGAGCTTCTTCCCTATGGACAAGAGAAATCCAAGAAGCTTCTGAAGAAGATCGAAATTGCTAATGACGGTAGAGCCGAGAACTTTATTCACTACGGCGACTACAAAGTCAAGATCAATGATAATGCTTACACAGAAGCTAAGTGGAAACAAAAATATATTACCGCTTTTCCAAGAGAAAAGTATGACGCACTATACCTATGCTACCTAGTATTAAGAAAGATGGTTCATGAGGACAGAGACATTACCCCTATCGACACTAAAGCAGAGCTGGATCGAGAAGCTTCTAGTGGACCTGGACATAGTTATATACAGGACGGCGTGTGTGACGTGGGAGGAATCGGCTATACAAAACGCGGCCCTTATGGTCGCAAACACTCTTGACTTCATTGCTGACGAGTGTGGGATTACTGATCTGGATCTGTTTCTTTCTGGTGACAATAATTTCAGAAAGAAAATATATCCAGAATACAAATCCACTCGAAAAAAGAATGAGCGACCACCCGTTCTGGTACCACTTAAGGAACTATGGAAAGAGAATTTTACTGTCTTCCAAGAGGATGAACTAGAAGCTGATGATCTATTAGGTAAAGCACAGGATATTACAACTTGTATTGTCAGCATTGATAAAGACATGCTGATGATTCCTGGGTATCACTACAACTACGTAAGAAATGAACTCTATTTCGTCAGTGATTTTAACGGTATCTATAATTTCTATTATCAGCTCCTTATCGGTGATCCTACTGACGATATTAAGGGGGCTAAAGGGATTGGCAAAGCCAAAGCAGTAAAGATTTTACAAGATTGTGAAACTGAAGAAGAAATGTTTAATGCAGTGTATCCTTACTTTACTTGTTATGAGGAGTTGGATATGAACGCTAGACTAGTTTGGATTCAGAGGAAAGGAAGAGAGAATTGGTATGACGCCAGCTTCATGCAAGGCAAAAGGCCGTGCCCTACAGAAACTTGTGAGGGATTTGATTCTGAAGACATTCCCTGGTCTTGAACCAGATGATGTAAAAAGCACCTCAATGGGTGCTGGAGGGGAAGATATCCAGCTAAGTCCAGCAGCGCGGAAGATTCTCCAATACAATATAGAGTGTAAGAACAAAGCTAAACATGCTGTCTACACTCACTATGAGCAAGCAAAGTCTCATGGTAAATACGAACCACTTTTGATTATTAAGATGGATCGTAAGGAACCTCTAGCTATCGTTAGCCTAGAGCACTTCATTAAACTAATTCAGGAGAATAAAAAGAATGAGAGTTCAAGTAACAACCCGCAATGAAGATGGCTCTATTGCATTCGATGGTACGATCAATAAAGCTGAAGTTACAACCCTACTACAGTATGCTATTAATAACCTGATGGCTATGGGGTTTGTAATGGATCTTAGTGATTTAGCAGAAGACGATGATGAAACCATTCGTATTCAATCTCCGAGTAATAAAGGTAAGATGAATTGAGACACATTGTAATTCCGGATTGTCAGGTTCGTCCTGGCGATGATACAAAATACTTAGAACGAATCGGTAAATACATTGTCGAACTTAAGCCAGATGTTGTGGTCCAAATTGGTGACTTTGCGGATATGCCAAGCCTATCCTCATATGACGTGGGTAAGAAATCTTTCGAGGGCCGTAGGTATAGAGCTGACATTGAAGCAGCAAATAATGCTATGGCGACTTTACTACAACCATTACAAGACTTCAATAAAAGGGCTATACGGAACAAGGAAAAACAGTACCGGCCTAAGCTTGTACTCACATTGGGCAACCACGAAGACCGAATCTCAAGAGCGGTAAATAATGATCCAAAGTTGGATGGAACGATTGGTTTATCGGATCTTAAGTATTCCGATTATGGATGGGATGTTATTCCTTTTCTTCAACCTGTTGTCATTGATGACGTTGCCTATTGCCATTATTTTACAACTGGTATAGCAGGTCGTCCTTCAACCTCTGCACAAGCTCAACTCGCTAAACAGCATATGAGTTGCATTGCTGGTCATCAACAAGGACTACAAATTGCTACTGGTCATAGAGCAGACGGCTCTAGACTTACTAGTATCATTGCTGGTTCCTGTTATGAACATGATGAGGACTACCTTGGTCCGCAAGGTAATAAACACTGGAGAGGGATTTTAGTACTACATGAAGTACAAGGTGGTCAGTTTGACCTAATGCCAATCTCACTAAATTATTTGGAAAGACGCTATGGCTAATGATGTAGATGCAGTCCTAGAAGAACGTGGTAGTCGATATGGTAGGTTTACTGGGCACGCTGGTGTGACCCAGCAATTAAAGAAAACCATAATGATTGCCCTAGGTTCTAGAGATAAGAAGTTAGCTGATGACCAACAGGAAGCTCTAGACATGATTATGCATAAGGTCGGACGAATTATCAATGGGGATCCTAACTATGCTGACTCTTGGATTGATATAGCTGGTTATGCTAAACTAGTTGCAGATCGTTTAGATGGTATTGAGAAGTGAGATACGAACAACCATATGTAGAGACTAGCTCTGGGAAGAAGGTTCACTTCCTGGAGCCTGATCCAGATTCAATTGATATTAAGGATATTGCACATGCACTCTCATCTATTCCCAGATTTAATGGGCATACTTCTAAATTTGTATCTGTGGCTGAGCACTCATGGAGTGGTGCAAGATACATCCAAGATGATCTGAAGCTAGCCATGCTTTTACATGATGCGTCAGAAGCGTATCTATGTGACATCCCTAGTCCAATTAAACAGTTTCTACCTGACTATAAGAAGATTGAAGACGGAATGATGTTAGCTATTGCTGCTAAGTTTGGATTTGAATATCCGTTACATCCGATCGTTCATCATTATGATTTGGCTCTGCTTAGTAATGAAGCCCATTGGCTTCTACCAAGTCGTGGTAATGACTGGGGAACATGGCGGGCTACTAAACGCCCGATTGTGTCTCCAGAGTTTAAGCCTTTATGCTTAGACTCTAAAACCGCTAATAAAGTATTTCTGGATTTGTTTTATGAGCTACAATGATCTATCTGACTTAAGAAATAAACTAGCAGATTTAGATGAAGTAACTCTTATCGAACTACTAGAATTAGATACAGATGATATCCTGGACATGTGCTGGGATCGAGTGCAATCACTACAACATAAACTATTTCAATATGTCAAAGAAGAGCAGGACTGAATACAAGAATAAAGAGAACGATAACCGTAAAGGTAAGATTGGTTATCAAGAGCGTCTAGTAGACGAACAAATTGCTGAGGATGAGATCAAGTACTTCATCAATGAAACTGTAAACTATGAAGACTTCTTTGAGGATGTAAGGAACAAGCTACAATAAATGACACAAAACAAATTACAATCATTACGAAGCCAACTTATAACTCGAAGGACCTACAATCGGCCTAAAGACGAGTCTGGTAAGCTATTTGAGACATTTGAAGAAACAGTTAATCGTGTTATTGAACACCAGCAATGGCTCTGGATGCGTGTTGCTGGACCACTTGATAACTCAAAGATTGATGAACTTCTAGAACTTCGTCAGCTTATGCTTGAACGAAAGGTTCTAATGTCTGGTAGAACACTCTGGCTCGGTGGGACAGAGATTGCTAAACGACGAGAGGCCTCACAGTTTAACTGTAGCTTTACAACAGTAGAAACAATCCATGACCTAGTGGATGTTCTATGGCTGCTAATGCAAGGCTGTGGTGTTGGATTCCGTCCCATCATTGGACAGTTGACTGGATTCCAAAAGCCTATCAAAGAAGTAGAAATCATTCGATCCACAAGGAAAGAAAAAGGTGGAAAACAAGACAACTTCGAGTCCTACAACATCGAAACCAAAACCTGGACAATCCGAATCGGAGACTCTGCAGAAGCCTGGGCAAAGAGTATTGGTAAGCTGGCCGCACATAAGTTTCCCGCCGATAAACTTGTGGTCAGTCTGGAAGAGATTAGACCAGCGGGAGAACGCCTCAAAGGATACGGATGGATAAGTTCTGGTGATGCTGCGATTGCTACAGCATACAAAGCAATCATTGATATCTTTAATAAGCGTGCCGGGTCTCTTCTTACTCGTATTGACATTCTCGATGTGGTTAACTGGTTGGGAACTATCCTATCTAGTAGACGATCTGCTGAGATTGCTCTTTTTGAAGTAGGTGAAGATGAATGGCAAGAGTTTGCAGTTGCTAAACGCAATTGGTGGGAAGGAAATATTCAACGTGCTCAAAGTAATAACTCACTCCTGTTCACCAAGAAGCCATCGAAGGATGAACTTCAAAGTATCTTCGATCTCATGGTGGAGGCTGGTGGTAGTGAACCAGGGTTTATCAACGGTGTTGCGGCTACGAAAAGGGCGCCATGGTTTAAAGGTGTCAACCCCTGTGCTGAGATCCTACTGGGTAATAAATCATTCTGCAACCTGACAGAAGTAGATGTAGCTAAATTTAAGGGGGATTCTAATGGACTTAGACGTGCCATCCACTTGGCGGCTCGGGCTAATTACAGACAGACCTGTGTCAACTTACGTGACGGAATTCTGCAAGAAGCATGGCATCTTAATAATGAATTCCTCCGATTATGTGGTGTCGGTCTCACAGGAATCGTCCGGCGACCCGATCTGGCAGCATATGATTATGCTGAACTGCAACGAACAGCAACTGCTGGTGCTTACGGAATGGCTGACGAACTCAGTCTACCACGGCCCAAAAACGTTACCACGATCAAACCGAGCGGGACACTATCTAAAGTCATGGACACTACAGAAGGTGTACACAAACCACTTGGCAAGTACATATTCAACAATGTCAACTTCGGTAGGTTCGATCCTTTAGTACCCCTCTGCCGAGCGGCAGGATACAAGGTTATCGAGAATCCCTCAGATCCTGAAGCGGTTCTTATTACCTTCCCGGTAAAATGGGATGATGTTCCGTTTGACCATGTAGAAAGAGACGGGAAACTACTAGAGGTTAATCTAGAGTCTGCCGTCTCTCAGTTGGAACGATATAAGATGCTGATGCTGAACTGGTGTCAACAGAATGTATCTGCTACAATCAGCTACTCAGTAGATGAAGTTACAGCTATTATTGACTGGTTACTTGAGAACTGGGATTACTACGTTGGGGTATCATTCCTATTCCGTGCTGATCCTACAAAGACAGCTAAAGATTTAGGATATCTGTACCTCCCACAAGAAGTAGTTACCAAGGATGCTTATGATGCTTATGTGTCTTATATCCAACCTATTGAGCTGGATAAAGCTAATGACATTGATGCAGAAATTGAAGATGATTGCGCTTCTGGAGCCTGCCCTATCAGGTAGTCTATGACCCATAATGAATTACTACAGATTGTACGGTATATCCCAGAGACTGGAGAGTTTATTTCTTTACCTGGAAATAAGTACTCTAATCAACCGGTAGGAAACCGGCTTGGGACCGTACATAAAACAAAAGGGTATAGGTATATTACTATAAAACATAAGACGTATAGAGAGCATAGGGTTGCTTTTTTCTACATGACTGGGAAGTGGCCTGATGATCAGATTGATCATATAAATCAAAATAAAGCAGATAATAGGTGGATAAATCTTAGAGAAGTTTCTGCTGCAACTAACTGCCAAAATAGACCCATGTTTAAAAATAATAAATCTGGGTATACCGGTGTTGTTTGGAACAAACAGTGCCAAAAATGGCAAGTAAACTGCAGGGCTAATAGTAAGATATTCTACCTTGGATTATACGCTAATCTAAGCGAAGCTGCTAAAGTAGCTACCGACTTCTACTCTTCTCTTAAGGATTAAATGACAACTATTGCACTAAATAAAAATGAAATTGCTTGCGATTTACAATTCACTCATCCATCAGGTTACAAGTTCAAAGGCACTACTAAAGTGCATCAAATTTATAATCCTGCTGTCTATCCCAAGCCTTTTTATGTTGGCTTTGCTGGTTCAGTTACTGCTGGTCAAGCTGGTCTTAATTGGCTTATTGATCCCGTTGGTAAGCCTCCTAAAAGTGGTGGAGCAGAATTTGTTGTCTTAACAGATGATAAAAAGATGTTTACTTTTACCAATCCTGCTAGTTGGATTGCTATTACTGATCCTCATTATTCTATTGGAAGTGGGTCTCAGTATGCAGCAGGAGCTATGCAAGCTGGTAAAAGCCCGTTGGAGGCAGTAAAGATTGCATCTAAGTTTGATCCTAATACTGGTAATGGTTATAAAACCTTTAGCACAAATGAAAAAGGGGCCACGAAGGCCCCTAATAAATTAAGCAAGGAAGATACTCTTCTCCAAGCTTCGACGTTTGACTAATCCTGGTTGTACTTTCCCATTATCAAAAACCCACTTCGGGAACTCTTCAGCAGCTCCCACATAATCTTTTAGATTAAGTTTCTTGAGGAGGGTCGATTTATTAAATTGACCTTCTCCAAGATTATATACGAAATCTACTAGAGCATCAAATTGGTTCTGTGTTAACGGAACTTTCACAAGCCTATTTACTGTATCAATAGCAGATGCAACGTCTGCTTTCAGTAATACAACGGCATACAACTCATCCACTGTATCGAATTTAGTTACTGGTCTTCCATTAATTCTGGTAGTACCATAACCAACTGTCCACACACCACCTGTGTCCTGATAAGCTTTACTTCTAAAGCCCTCAGAATCTTTTACAAGTTGTAATCCATTATCACTTAATACCATAGCTATCCTTATAGTTCTGGATTTGACTTAGCTTCTGCATACGCAGGATTGCTCTCTCTTTTGCTGGAATGTTCATATTGATAATCTTTCTATCAATAGCTGTTTCCAACGCTTGAGCAGCCACGTCTGGATACTGTTTAAATAGTCCACGTATAGCAATAGCACTAGGCTTCCTATCATTAAGTGCAGCAGCAGCAATAGACTCACTTAGATTGTTAATAATCTTTGTATCCATCGCGTTCTTCTTACTATTATGATAGTCCATGTCTCTTTGTCTAGTCTCTTTCAGAGAAGCTACACCAAGAGCCTTATATAGCTTATCTGTACCAGTACGCTTGTATCCTGTCTCTTTACCCGTCACAGGTGAGATTGTCATCCCACTCTTGTTGGTAAATGGACCATACGCAGCAATCGTACCTTGCCCCACTCCGGCAGGAGCTATAGCATAGGCTGCTTTAGCAAGTCCAGTAGTATCTCCTGCTATAGTGTCAGCCAAACCCTTTCCAACTGCACCAATCGTATTAGCCGTGTCAGCTATCATGCCGACACCTGGCATAGATGGAGTAAGCTCGAATCTAGATCCTAGATCCATTGGTTCCTGATTCTGTCCCCCACTTAGTAGAGAAGCTACTTTACCTGACATAGCTGAGGCTACACCTGATTCGGCTGTAGTTCTAGCAAAGCTTCCAGGTTCTCCAACTCCGTTACCAATATCCATTACCATTCTACGAATGTCAGGAATAAACTGATTCCACTTAGGATCAAAGTCTGGACCGATTCCAGGTGTCTTTTCACCAGTAGAATGCTCTTCCAAGTAATCCTGTATGGCGATTAAAGCAGCAATAGGAATTGCTCCCTTTAGGCCAGTAGTAACAGCATTAGTACCTATAGCTATGGCTAGTGGTGACCAGTTGTTATTCTTCCTTCCTTCATGCACAAATGCTCCAAGAGTATTCGCAGCATTGATTAGGTATGATTGAAGTCCACTACCTAATGTACCAACAGCACCAGTATCTTGGATTAAAAAGGGCTTCTCACTTGGTCTGAAGTCTACCATAGAGGCATTCATAAGATGTTCTGCTTCTCTGAATAGTTCCATCCTATTGCTAAACTTACCAGACTGGTCTAGATGATGTACAAATGACATAAAAGCAGAAAAGTTAGCTGCCTTGTTTGTAATTTGATTCATACCCCTACCGGCATTGATTACAGGGGTTAGTCCTGGAATATCCTTACTATTAATATCTAGGTGTTCATCAAACGGAGATAGATCCAGAATGAAGTTGTCTTCTGCATACTTAGTAGCTTCTCTGCCTAGGTCAGTTAGAGCTTGTCTGCTCTTAATTCCTAGACGATTACCATAGTGCTCAGCAAGTCCACCAAGGGTGTCTGCTGTGCTTAACAGTAGTGTTTTAGTAGCATTATGAGGATATCCATCCAGAGACAGCTTACGATGATATGGTAGGGTGTTAATAGGCTGCATAGCATTCTGTACAGCATTACCTGTGTTGAGTGCCATTACCTTTGTTACCCACATAGACTTTAGCGTCTGTGATCCACGACGTAGAGAAGAACCAGATAACCAAATCGGATGCATCAGATAAGATTCTAGATTACGTGTGATCTGTGGGCCTTGTCCCATAGCACGATCTAGATACTCATTAACATACTTAACAGAGTCAGGAGACTGCTTCATGATTTGTTCATCACGAAGGATACCTTTTAGCTGTTCTGAGGCAGTATTGAGTTCTGACCAACTGAAAGCATTCTTAGCATAATTAAATTGATGATCGAAAAGATCCGTTGCATTTTGTACAGGATCTTTCCATGGGCGATCACCTTCAAATCCACGGATGTTTGCCTTAGATTTGAAATGCTGGAATTGTTGAAATGCTTTTACATCTTGAGCAGAATCTCTAGCGAGCATCACTTCTTTAATCTTCTGAGCAATTGGTTCATCACCAAACCGCTGGATTAGAGATGCATATGCTGATGCAGGATCTTCATGAACATCTGAGCCCTTACGAACCTCAGCTTGTGTCCTAGAAGGGTCAACTTCTGGAACGTTCTTATGAATCCATTCGATGGCTTTATTCTGATCCCATTTAGATTTATCCTTAAGCATCCATACAAGCTTACCATCTTTATCATATAGATAAGTGGCGTAGTCACCAACACGTCTAGAGGAGAGATAGAAATCAGCCTCGCTTAAAGGCTTCAGTCCTTTAGCTTCAAGTACCTTCGTCTGAGCATCATAAGCAGCCTTAAACATCTGTCTAACCAGCTGATAGCTAGTAACCTGTTTAGGAGTAAATCCAGCATTGAGTAGTTCACTAGGAGTATATGTAGTTCTTTCAAACATCTCCTTTTTGAATAAGTTGGCAAGGTGCACGAACTGCTTTGGATTCTCTTTCTTTAATTCGATTAGAGCGTGCTGTGCAGGATCAACAAACTGTTTAACAGCTCGGTCTGTTCTCTTCTTAGCTGTTTGAACAAAGTCACTAGCTGTTCTGAACATGAAGTCTTTTGTAGTCGTGTATGTATGTGACATACCAGCACGAAGCTTTTCATTAAACAGCTTGGTATTCTTTCCTTCAGCTATAATCCTGGCTTTGACTTCATCCGGATTTGGATAGGTAGCAATACGGTTACCTTCTGTGTCCTGATGCCCAGGAATATTCCTGATAGGAGACCGTAGCTTCTCTGCAATGCCTCCAAGACCTTTAGAAATAGCATCGAAGTCAATACCACCACGTTGACTATTTGGAACATTAATCTTTCTTCCACCAAGTAGTGGAGCATTCTCTTGTCTAGCTCTTTCAGCAGCATTAAAGTCTAGGTTATGCTGTTTAGTAACTTCATACTCCAGTTGAGTCTGTCGTTCTTCTAACATACGCTGAGCTTCCGCTTGCTTATTGGCAGCAGCAACTTGTTCCTCTTTAGTAGCTTGACGCTGTGCTAGAGCTTGACGCTCTTGCTGTAGTGTGTCTACCTGCTCTTGTAGAGAAGAGACTTCATCCTTGATCTTAGCAGTACGTTCAGCATCATACTTGGAGTAGCCTGTATCTGCTTCTAGTTGTCGTTGACGTTCAGCAGCATTTAGATCCAGATTAGTTTGCTTTGTAGTTTCAAACGTCTGTTGTTGATTACGGGCTTCAATTTCTGATTGTGCTTTAGAGTATCTATCTTTTGCTAACTGCTCATTCATCCAAGGCATTACAGCTTCGGGATTAGGAGCATTATTTCTGATTGGTTCATGCCATCCAGTAAGCTGTGAGTCTACAATGTTAGACATAGCTCTTTCACCGGGAACCACAGCTTGCGGTTCTACAGGAACTTCAGGAGTTCTAACTGGTAGGTTATCTACAGGATTAACTTCTACCGGCTTAATATTACGAAGACCGGGATCAACCCGTTCCGCTAATCCCTTAGCTCCTCTAGCCAGCTTACCAGCAAATGGAATGGGTGCTAGATTACCCGCCATTCTAATAGCACCCTCTACATCTTGGTTTCCCATAGAGAGTTTATTAGCAGCATAATCAATTCCTTTCCCATAGTATTCGAAAGGCTTCATACCTTTTTCATAGACTATGTTGTTAGGAACTTGATTCCCAAAGGAGGGGGCATAACCTTCAATAGATTGCCCAGCGGCATTCCATAACTCATTAAGATTCATGTCTGGTCTAGCAACTTTTGACATAGCTGTAGCTGCTACTTGTACTGGAATCTTTGCAAAACCAGAAGCAATGTCACCCAGTAGGGCACCAGTACCTTTTGTACCTTCGATAAGATCATCTGTTACGGATGTATCTGGTGCCTTAGCAGCTAGTTTAGTAGGCTTCATGTTTGCTAGAACATGACTGATTTCCTCATCAGTAGCGTCATCAGGACCACTGAATTCGTAGGTGTTCCCTTTGTCATCATTGAATGAGTATTGCTTAGTGCCCATATATTTCCTTACTGTGTAGGATTACGTGTAAATTTTCTACCACCGATTTCAATAACCTGCTGCTGATCCTCTTTAGCCTTGACACCATTTACTGGTGGAGCGAGAGGTGCCGTCGTGGGTGCTCTATAAGAGAAGTTACCCTCATTAGCTGCCTTCTCCATATCAAGGGTAGGTTTGCCTTGAGACTTAAGCAGCTCTAGGTTGGCATAGAACTGTGCTCGTTCTCTGGCTTGAGCAGCCTGTGGTGATTTACCCTCTGTTTCAAGAGTATCAGCGATATTATTCCATTGAATAGAGGCTTGAGCCCAGTTCTTAGCTCCAGCCGATTGACTTGCTTTTGCTGCCCATTGTTCTCGCATAGTATCATATCGTAGGTTAGCAATATCCCATTGAGTTTGGCGGTTAGCTTTACCCTCAGATTGGGTAACATCAAGTCGCATCTTTTCCAACTCTTTAGCTCTAATATGCTCAGAGGTATCTAGAGCCATCTGTCTCCCACGTTGACGTAGTTTATTACGCCCGTCAGGGGTAGATAATGCTTGAATGATTTCAGGTGGAAGTGTTTGTTGTACATCTAGGGGAACTTGCTGCCCACCATCAACTAGGTCTGCCATATGGATCATTGATTGACCCATATTCCCAAGTTGTTTTACTTGGTCATCAGACATATTTGTTAGATTTCTTGATAACTTTGATTTAATATCAGAGTCTTGTGTAGCCTCCCCGATATTAGCATTAGTATTTAGAATTCTAGATTGAGCTTGCTTACCTGGAAGTTCAGCATTAGTGGTATTTAAGTTTGCCTGTTCTTGCTGTAACTTGATAGGATTTACTTGTTCTGTAAACTGATTAGCAAGAGTTTGTCTTTGCTGATCTAATCTATCTTGTGCTTCAGCATTCGCTTGTTGCTGCATTGTAGCATTCATTGCTGCAATACTAGAACCACCATAGATTTCATTAAGATTATTTGGATATTGTGCTGGCATTAAAAACTACCCCAGATTTCTTTTACCTTATCCCAGCCGCCTTGTGCAAGATTTGAACCACTACCTTGGCTTTGACCGCCTGGTTTAGCAGGTGCGAAGATACTCTTTAAGTCAGCAAATTGGCGACTACGAGCAGCTTGTTGTTGGGCAATAGAACCCTGCATTGCTTGAGATGTAAGCATGTTTTGCATCGGAGCAAGACCAGCCTGCTTTTCAGCCAGCATAGCTTGCAGTTGAGTTTCTCTACCACCATATTGAGAACGACGACCTGAAGCAGCATCTTTACGCTCTAGTTCTTGGCGTAGTTGTTGTGCATATGGGCTATTGTTTGAGTACAAATTAGACAGTTGATTGATCTGGTTATTCATTTGATCTTGATACTGTCTATTTGCTTTTGCTGCTCTATTATTGAGATAGAGAGATCCTAGAGTATCAATAGCTGGTCCTAGGTTACCATTAGCACTACCAGCTAAACCATTAGCTACTGCACCAAGGTTTGGATTTAAAATTGATAATCCAGCACGTCCAAGTTTACCGTATCCACTATTTAGGTATCCGCTTAGTTGGTCCATTAGTCCAGGTGCTTGAGGACCAGGGATGGAATTCTCTCCACCAGGAATACCATAGGAACCATATCCTAAACCTCCTGTGTCGGGAGACTGAGCACCAGTACCATAAGTACCCGTTCCAAGTGTACCAGGATCTGGATTCATATATGAGTTGTCAGGTAATTGGTAATCGCCCACGTTATTTCCTTGTGTTATGTTTCCTACATTAGAAGCAGTAGTAGCTCCACTATTATAGTAATCAGATGGGGTTACTGTAGTACTACCTCCACCCGGTAAAGCTTCTTGATATGTATTTGAATCTGATGGAACAGTTCCTGAAGAGTTAGAATTATAAACATCAGAACCAAGATTATATAGGTTTGAGAATGTCGCTGGACCGGAAGTTGCCCCATTGTTATAGTTTCCACCAGATAGTGCAGCATCAGCTTGATATGCTAATGACCCAGCACCTTGAAAAGGATTTCCTGTAGAAAGGGTATTGGCCCCGGCTTTAATCCAACCCCCGGTTCCAAATAGATCATCCCCCTCTTGATTCCATTGATCCAATCTACGTTGAGCTGGATCAGTGTAACTGTTTATATCAAATGGATCTCTCAAGGCGTTTTGCATAACATCCCCAGAGAATTGATAATTCTGTCCTAACTCATTAGTAAATGCTTTGGCATAGTTATCAATATTATTATATGTTCCCTGCCATGCATTACCAACAGTATCACCAATATACTGTCCGGCGTCTCCTATAGCATTTCCAGCCGTTTCTAAACCTGATGTAACAGAACCAATAGGATCTGATACAAAATCACTTAACCATCCCATATTAGTTCCTTATGTAAGTGTTACTGATTTTAACGTACCACCATCATTAACCCATAGTTTAACTGCTGATGAAGTAGTATTCTTATATAGTTTTGCAGTACTTGCTGCAATATCTGATGTAGTAGGATCAATAGTAGAGCTATATAGGACAAGATTTCCTATACCAGCAATTGCTGTGTGTTCAGCATTAGTAAGGTGGTAGTACTCTGCTGCTGTCCCACCTTGGATTGTAGTAAGCTTATTATGATCCCTTGATACAATATCTTCTATCTTAGAACCAGTAAAGTTAATATTAGTCCAAGAAATGGATGTAGCTAGATCATTTACTATCTTTCGTAGTTTTTCGTACCACACATTCCAGAATGCGTGGCCTGGTGGTACTCCTTGCGGAGACGGAGGTAAAATAGATGACATTATAGATTTCCAGTGCTTACCCACGTGCCGGGCGTACCAGCAACCGTGCAGAGCCATCCCTTTGGATTGCCCACTGCCGGGTTCGCGTTGTCGCATTTGTCGCCCTTCGCCCATGTGCCGGAGGCTGGAGCCGCGCCTGTCGTCGTGCTGGTGTTGGAGATCCAAGCCGCAGCGTTTTGCGCGATCTGGCAAGCAGTGGCTACGCCAGTTGTGGTGTCGGACAGGTAGATGATCCCTGTCTCGTAATCAACCCGATCGATGATGCCGCCGCCCGTGACGCCACTGGACACGGCGTATTCGTCCCCACCATTGAAATACTTGGCATCCGAAACCGTGGTGCATTGCAGCAAATAGCTGTTGAGCGTTGCCGCGATGCCTGTGGTTGGTGTCTTGTACCTGCGCCCATAACCATACTCTGTGGGGCTGCTGCGCTTGATGGTGGGGCCTTCTCGCCATTCAGCTTGTGCCAGTTGTGAGTCAGGCTCATTCAAGACGGTTTGGATACCGGCAATTACGCCATCCGATGGCAGGGTCACATAGGTAAAGTCGTGCGCCGTGTAGGTGGCATGGCGCCTGCCCGTATGCACTTCGGGGGCCAAGGTGAACGAGCTTGTGGCGTTACCTTTCTCATAGCTGAACGGATAGATGTCAGTCATGACATACAGCGCACACTTGGACACGCTGGTGTAGGTACTGGGGCCTACCTTTAGGCCCTTCACGCCTGCGTTGCAAAACACCGCATATTTCATTGTGTTGTAGAAGCACGCGCCTACAACTACATCGCCCACGTACCCGTCTTGCCCAACGGCACCAAGCTCAAGACCGATCCCGGATGATGGGTTTTCGTGATAGATAGGCTCCGCTGTGCCGATGGACACACACAAAGCAGAGTCCACTTTGATAGAGCCCGCATCGACCCCGAAGCCGTTCAGGCTGATGCCCTGGCCGTGCGGCTGCCCGGCAGGAACTGTAGTCGTAAAGTCTGGATCGCCGATCTTGACGGCATAGGTTCCAAGCGGATTCGCGTAGTTGCCGCCCCTCACCTTCAGGTCGTTGATCTGCACGCTGCTAGATGCCGCCGATGCTGACAGGTTGCAGGTGTTGGAGTTGAACCGGCAATCGTCCAGCGTCACGCTGAAGGTGCGAACCACGCCGCCATATTTGCAGTTGATGGCAGAGCAGTTGACGAGCGTCGAGCGAGAGGCATTAAGTCCCGATACGCGGATGCCAAGCGTGCCGTTAGCGGGGTCAGTAGATAACACACCCTCAACTCGTACACCTTCATGATGTGTTCGCGCTGTTACATCAAATACTGCAGCACCAGTGTTCATGCCAGATGTAATAAACTTCGATCCAGGATACATGATGGTATTACATGTCACACTCAGTCCAGCACCAGAAATCTTGAAAGTGCCCATCAGTATAAGAGTTCCGCTACCAACCGCCGCTATGGCTGAATTTAGTGCAGTGGTTGTATCCGTTGCACCTGTAGCGTCAACTCCTGTGAAGCTGCTTGCAAGATGTAGATCATCAATAGTAGCTTTAAGAGTTCTCCCCTGGTATCCAATTAATGCAGATCCATTTGTTGGTGTGATAGAATCGGATAGGTCTGTCCGAAGTGTTCCTGGTACTAGTGTATGTCCAGAATATATCGTATTATTTACATCATTTAACCAGGCTGATGTAATAGTAGTACCTGAGACAAAAGTTGTATCAGCCATTAAGAAGTTCCCATATTTAGATCAACCTCAAATCCTCGGAATCGTATTGGTTGGTTGTCAGAGTTAGTAAATACAAAAGCTCTTTTTCTAAATCCACCAAGTCTACGAATACTTGGTAGTTCTTGGTTCAGTGTAATAGAGTATGTATTGCTATATGTTTGATAATCGTCATCAGTCCATTTTAATGATATTGATGCTGAATTATTATTATCCACAAAAAGAGAAAGACGACCCATAAACTTCATTTGTAATGTATCAAAGTCTAAAGGTTCAGTTCTGATTGTCATAGTGTAGTTTGTGCCAGAGTCTGTAAATGTTCCAAGAGCAAACTTGATAACAGCATTATCATCTGGATTATACATGTAGGTATTAATTTCTGTTGTACTATATGCTACATCAAAGTATTTTATATTGAAAACAGTTCCAGTTTTATACTTCCAATTAGTAAAGAAGTCTGTTCCAATGTTGTAGGAGAAAGTACTTCCACCTACTGTAAATATGTACATCGTATTACTATCGTAGGTTACAATAGCACCAGTCATCGTAGTGAAGTCTGTAATTCGAGACAAAAAGCGCTGAATCTGTTGATTACCAACTGGAGTTACTTTTGAGTCCTCAATAACAAATAAGTCTGGAGCACCGTTGTCATACTTACCAATCATGTAGACCTTATTACCCGATCTTATTGATCCACCTAAGTATCGTACCTGTTTATAAAAAGTATCGTTACGACCAAGTGGTGATCCGGAGGCATTAGCTGCATCATAGAAGTATTCGATTGATTCAGAACCAAGGGCTACAATATAGTTACTCATCCGTTCTATACGTAGTAATGAATCTGGAGACATTTCTGCACTAATATAATTTGATGGAGTCCAAGACAGTGGAGCATCATTATCTGAGTTATAGATATCTTGTGTTCCTGTTTTAACAACAAAGATGTATCCATCTAAGAATACAGGATGTGGGAGATGTGTAGGTAAGTCTGCATCAGCAGAAGTTGTAACAACAAACGTTGTAGAAATTTCACCTAGTTTAGTACCATCAGACCATACTACTGTGACATGGCCATCTGAGTATAGAAATTCTTCAAATCCTACTTCTCCTGTTGTAGAGGTTAGAGAAGCAGAAGAAGTAGCAGTTCCAATAGCATTAGCTACATTCCAGAAGTAAAATGTATTTCCTATAGCATATATTAAAGTATTTTGTTTCTGCCAGAAGTACATCCCTCTAAATTCAGAAGTAATTAAACTGGATGAGATACTAGTCTGAGTTCCTTGTCTTTTTACTACAGCCATATCTGACTGTTTAGTATCTTTATTCTTTAGAACTTCTATAATACAGTTCTCATACAGAGCATCATATGCAGTAGTACTTCTTAAGAATACGTCTTTTACTAAAGGAACTCTTTCAGTTTTATATGTTGAATACTGTGGATTACTAGAGAAAGGCATTATCTACTCAGTACTGGTTGTAAGAAGAATCCTGCATTTTCATTTCCTGTGGCCTTAGCCATTTCTAAATGCATCTTGGCTTCTTCTAATAGTTTTGATCTGTCCATTAATGGAACATTGTTTTCTACTGCTAGTGCAAGACCTGTAAAATAGATAACAGCATTATACCATTCTGTAGGGAAATCAATTGTCTGCGCAGCATCGGTAGCAATTTCTATTTCTGATTCACCCATTAGATGTAGTGTTTTATTTGCTACTGCTGAAGCATCTGGTGCAGGCCATAGAATTAATTGTCCTGTTGTATTTTGTGGTTCATAAACAATTTGAACTGGAGTTCCATTTGTACCTAATGGAAAGAAATTATAATTAAATACAGATACAATATTTAGTGGAATTTTTGAAGAACTAGCATTATCTTGTAACCAGGCTTGGTGTAATTTGAATAACTTAGCTGGTTGTGTTAAAGTATACCTAGCTTGTGTAGCTACCATAGGAAAAGTTATTTCTGACACTTTCCAAAGGTTCATTCCTTCTCCACGAAGTTCAGCAATTACAAGATTAAGAGCTTCAATACCTTCTGTGAGTTCTGTTCCATCTGCTGTCTGGCCTTTAGCCATAATTCCAGTCTTACGGTAAGCGGCATCTACTACCTGTTGTACTGTTCTCGTATACGTTGTAATTCCTGAAGTTGCCACGTTATTTTCCTTTAATTTTATCTACTGTTCTAGCAGCAGCATACCCAATATAACCTACTCCAAATAGTTGTACAAAGTCAGTTGGGATAGCAGCTAACCATGACTTCATTCCAGTTGCAATCGCGACAGCCATATCTGGTCTAAATGCAGACAGTATACCCATTGGGATTGAGGCTAGAATCATGATATACATTACGTACATAAAGGATGGTCTAGCCCTAGAAGTCCATGGATCAGAAGAGGATGCTTCTGTCACTATGGCTTTCATCCTCTCTGTTAATTCTGTCATTTCACCAGACTGCTGCATTTGTAGCAAAGCTAACTGAGCTTTAGTACGCTCTGCTTCTTGAGCAACCTTATCAGGAAATAATTTATC